CCTACTTCATCACGGACAGCGCCGACGGCTGCGATGGCTGGGCCACGATAAAGGACGACGGCGAGGTCATCGGCTGCCACACCACTAAGCAGGCAGCGATTGACCAGATGGTCGCGGTCAGCATCGCTGAAGGCATGGAGCCTGGCGGCGAGCGTGCCGTGACTGTTCCGCAGTACGTCCAAGAGGCAGCCGCGCGCGGCCTGGAGTTGCGTCGCGAGGGCTTTGGCGGCGACGGCCTGACCGAGCAGACGATCCGCGAGGCCAGGCTCATGGCACGCGGCCAGATGTCCGACGACAAAGTTGTGCGCGCTAATGCCTGGGCAGCACGACACGCACCTGACCTGCGGGCACCCCAGAACAGCGACCCCGACCATCCCAGATGGCCCGGCCCTGGCGCAGTCGCTCACTACCTCTGGGGCATTGATCCATTGAACCCTGAGCCAGCACGGGCCTGGCTCGCACGACAAGCCGAGAACATTTCCGGCGAGAGGAATGACATGACCAAGGTCGAGATGCGCCAAGTCCAGGTTCAAGACCTGGAGGTGCGCGAGATTGGCGACGGCGCCACATTCACGGGATACGCAGCGGTGTTTTCAAGTGACTCGGCGCCCTTACCATTTATTGAGCAGATTCGGCCTGGAGCGTTCCAGCGCACGCTCGCGTCGCGGAACAACATCAAGATGTTCGTCAATCACGATGACACCATGGTTCTGGCCTCGACTCGCTCTGGCACGCTGCGACTTGCCGAGGACAGCCGTGGGCTCAAGGTTGAGGCAGACTTGCCGCAGGAGGTCACCTACGCCCGTGACCTGACCGTTCTCATGCGCAAGCAGGTTGTGGACTCCATGAGCTTCGGCTTCAGCGTTCCGCGCGGTGGGGATGAATGGAGCCAGGACGGTCAGCGTCGCTTCCTCAACGAGGTGCGCCTGCATGAGGTTTCGGTGGTTACAGGATTCCCGGCATATGAAGCCACCAGCGCCACGATTCGCAAGGCACAACTTCTGGCGCAGCGCACACAGACTGACGCTGACGCCTTGGCCGATGCTCTGACCGCCCTTGAGATGGGCAACCAACTCTCCGACGATCAGGCCAGCCTGCTGGTGGACGTGGTTGAGCGTCAGCGCGTAAAGGCTGAGGCACAGGAGAATCCCGCCGATTTGCTCAATGTTCTGCGCGACAAGTTGGAACTGCTGGCCAAAGCCGTCTAGTTCCACGGGGGTGACAGGCACAACCGTTGCGAGTTCGATTCTCGCCACCCTCACCACTACTGATTGCGGAGCCGCATCAGTAGAAGCGACTGCGGAGCCGCGTCGCATGTCCTACCTGCGTACACATTCCAATATCTGAAAGAGGTACAGACTCATGTCTGACTACATCAAGACTCAGATCGAGGAGCGCGCCAAGGCATACGAGGCGGCCAAGGAAGTTCTTGACCGCGCCGCTGCTGAGGGCCGTTCCCTCGACGCTGCCGAGCGTGAGTCCGTGGATAAGGCGTTCGCCGACATGGACCGTCGCAAGGCCATCATTGACGACATGCGCGCCCTGGCTGCGCGTGAGCAGGAGATCGCCGAGGCGACCGCTACCCATGCGGAGGCTCGTGCGCTCACCGTTGTCACCGAGCAGGACGACGCTGCCTTGATTCGCTCGCTCGCTCGTGGCGAGGCGCGTAGCGCAACGTTCGAGAAGCGCGACGTCACCAAGTCGTCCACGGGCGCGCCCGTGCCGACTGCGTTCTACGACCGCATCATGGAAGTTGCGCGCTACACCGGGCCGATGCTGGAACTGGCCACGATCATCAACACCGCCTCTGGCGAGAACCTCCAGGTGCCGCGGACCAATGCATACTCGACTGGTTCAATCACCACGGAAGGCTCCACCATCGGTGAGTCTGATCCGACCTTCTCCGCGTTCGTAACTCTTGGCGCGTACAAGTTCTCCTTCTTGACTCAGATCTCACGCGAGATGATTGAGGACAGCGGAGTGGACATCCTTGGTTACCTGGGCACCAACGTGGGTCAGGCCCTCGGATACGCCGTCAATGCGGATTTGACCACTGGCAACGGCAGTTCCAAGCCCACGGGAGTGGTTCATGCTGCTGGTTCGGCGCTCTCCGGCACCGTGACTGGAGGCGTGCCGACGTACGACGAGATTGTTGAGCTCTACTACTCGCTCGACGCTGCTGCTCGTCGCCTGCCTGGCTTTGCTTTCATGGCCAACGGCAAGACGATCGCTGCGATCCGCAAGATCACAAGCCCCGGTGGCGACTACGTGTTCCAGCCCGCACTCTCCGAGCAGACACCTGATCGTCTGCTCGGCGTGCCCCTTGTGGAGAACCCCGCAATGGTGGATCCGGCAGCCTCGGCTCGCTGCCTCGTCGCGGGTCACATGCCCAGTTACTTGGTACGCCAAGTTGGTGGGATTCGCCTTGATCGCTCCGATGACTTCGCGTTCAGCGCGGATCTCGTGACGTTCCGGGCAACCATGCGCGTTGATGGCAACCTGCCAATCGCCGCGCATGTGAAGGCATTTGTCGGCAAGGCATAACGCCTTACTGACAATCCACACCCCTGGCAGGGGGTCACGGCGCGCAGGACGTGGCCCCCTGTCCAGGTCTCCTATCACCCTGCGCAAAGGAACCTGCGAGTGTCCAAGAGATCCGGCAATCCGGCCAAGCGTGCCGCTGCTGACAAGCCCAAACAGCGCAAGGCCATCGTCATTGCCTCGAACAGTCCACACGCCCTAACTGGCTACGGCCAGCAGACGGCACAGCTCGCTAGGCGGCTGAACGCCGACGGCCATTCGGTCGCGCTGGCAAGCAACTACGGCCTCGACGGCACCGTGGCTACCTGGGAAGGCATGAGGCACTTACCCCGTGGCTTCGACCTCTACTCCAATGACGTGACCCCAGCGCACATGGCGGCTTGGGCGCACGAGAACCCTGACCTGGACCCGCTGCTCATCACCCTGTTCGACGTTTGGGTGTTCAAGGGTCAGCAATGGGACATGCTCGACAACGTCGCATCATGGGTACCGATTGACCACCAGCCCTGCCCGCCCGATGTTCTGGCCTGGTGCAAGCGCTCCAACGTCACGCCAATCGCCATGTCGCGCTTCGGCGAGCAGATGCTCAATGACGCTGACGTCGAGTGCGCCTACGCTCCCCACGCGATTGACACCAAGGTGTTCCAGCCGACGCATAGCATCACGATGCGCGACGGCGATATCACGCCACGCAAGTTCATGGACGTGCCCGAGGACGCCTTCGTCGTTGGCATGAACTCAGCCAACAAGGGCGGCCAGCACGGACTCAACCGCAAAGGATTCGGCGAGGCGTTGCTCGCCTTTGGCATGTGGTCGCAGAAGCGCACCGACACGGTGTTGTATCTGCACACCGAGTCCAAGGGCGCGATGGGTGGCATTGACCTGGAGTACCTGGCTAAGGCGTGCGGCATCACACCTGAGCGCATCCGATTTGTAGATCAGTACGCGCATCGCCTCGGCATCCCTAATGAGGTCATGGCCGCGATTTACACGGGCATGGATCTCCTGCTCCAGCCCTCACTCGGCGAGGGGTTCGGTATCCCAAGCATTGAGGCCCAGGCGTGTGGCACGCCCGTGCTAATGACCAAGGCCACGGCTCAGACTGAGTTGCTAGGTGACGGCTGGGTCGTCGAGGGGCAGCCCGTCTGGGATCACTCGCAGAAGTCCTGGTGGACGACACCGAGCATCCCGCAGATCATCGCCTCCCTGGAGGAGGCGTATCAGCGGGGCCATGGGCGGTCCCAGCAGGCCATTGACTTTGCCACGCAGTACGACGCAGACATTGTGTTCGACCGCTACTGGCGGCCCATCATGGACGTGCTGTGACTGTCGCCTGGGTGACTCATCACCTACCGCGTCACAAGACGCACGAGTGGGAACTGCCAGACGGCATGGTCGGTGGGGCCGAGATGACAGACGCGGCCATGATCGCCGCTGCACCATCCGACGTCGAGATCTACCTCTACGGTCCCGACGAGTGGCAGAAGGCTCTAGAGGCTGACCGCATCATCATCACGGGCACGGACTTACTGACCCGTGAGGCCATGCACGTCTTGGCCCAGCGCAAGCCGATTGTCTGGGTGCATCACCAACAGCAGCCGTCTGCGTCCCGGCATGAGCTGTTCGCCGCTGCCGATCCGTTCGTCACGATGAGTGAGGCGCACAGCCAGATAGAGGCTGAGTGGTCGGGCCTGTTCTCCGAGTGGTGCCACGGACTGATTGACCTACCGATTGAGCCAGCCGAGAAGCACGACGCTGCACTCTGGGCCGCGCGTAATCACCCCCAGAAGGGCCGCATCGGTGCCCGACTTTGGGCGCTGCGGGCGGGTGTGCCCCTAACCGAGATGTGTGACGAGCCGCGCCAGGTGGTGCTGGACGCTATGGCTAGGCATCGGTGGTTCGTATTCCTGCCCAAGGGTTTCGACTCGTGCCCACGCACGTTGATCGAGGCAGAGGCCGCAGGCTGCGAGATCATCACCAACCACCTGGCAGGACGCCGTGATCCAGGCGATTTGCGCGAGGTGATCGCCTACCAGGCCGTGAAGTTCTGGCAATGGCTCTGACCCGCGAGGATGGCCTGCCGACCATTGGCGTGGTGACGACATGCCATACCTACCTGCATCACTTGGCATCGTGGTGTGGCTTCGTGCGCAACTTGAATACTGCGCCAGACAAGGTTGTGATCGCAGCGACCGACGTCGAGGCCGTCACGGCAATCACGGCCAAGGAGTTGCCGAGCGCTGAGGTGATCCAAGGGTCTCCCCCATTCGGTCTCGGTGCGTACCTCAATACGGCGATTGCAGCCTGCGAGACGGACTGGATCGCGTGGATTGGGGCTGACGACCGCTACCGTGCCCACGCCCTTGACGGGCTGCGTTTCGCCAACGCCGACGTCGTGGCGATGGGTATGCAGTTTGCCCAAGGTGGCGCGTGGCATCCGACCCCGGTCGCGCCCTCGGCTGTGTTGGGAGTGCGCGAGAACTTCGTGCCCTGCGGGTCACCGTTTCGGCGCAGGCTGTGGGAGCAGATCCCCTTTCAACCTGACCTTGCCCCGTTCGAGGACTGGGCGCTGTGGGTGGGATTCGCTCACCTTGGCGCGACCTTCACCAGCACGGGGCGCATTGACTTCGACTACGGCCAGCACGCCGAGCAGATCGTTCCCCCGATGGAACCAACCCGCACGCGCATCGCGGAGTGGGCGAGAGGATTGACATGACGCTCTATGCCAGCACCGCGCAGATCAAGGCTGCGCTGCGCATTACCGACAGCGTGGACGACAGCCTGCTGAACATGGCTGGGTCAGCCGCATCGGATTTGATTGACGGCTACTGCGGTCGGTCCTTTGGCACAGCCGTCAGCACCCGCTACTTCGCCGCTGACGATCCCTATCTGTTGCAGGTGGACGACATTGCCAGCACCAGCGGCCTGGTCATCCAGACCAGCGACGAGGACCCGCCCGCCTGGGAAGTCACCTGGACCGCGACCGACTACCAGCTAGAGCCGCTGAATCAACTCTCCGAGGGGCTGACCTGGGCATACACGCGCATCCGTGCAGTCGGTGACTACCTGTGGCCCAACGACTACGGCGAGGTTGGAGTCAAGATCACGGCCAACTTCGGCTGGCCGAGCGTCCCCATGACCATTACTCAGGCAGCGGTGATCCAGGCCAGCAGGATCTTCAAGCGCCTGGACTCTCCCCTGGGCGTCGCAGGCTTTGGCGACATGGGCGCGATCCGCGTATCCCGGCAACTTGACCCTGACGTGGCCCAACTCGTCTCGCCTTATGTTCGTTACCGAGGCATCGGCTGATGGCATCCATCAGCACTATTCGAGCCGGCATCGCCACGAACCTGGCGACTATCGCTGGACTTCGCACATCTGCCTGGATTCCCGACCAGATCAACCCGCCCATTGCCGTGGTCAAGCCTGACTCAATCTCTTACGACACGGCCTTTTCGCGCGGCTTGGACACAATGCAGTTCTCTGTTCTCTGCATCGTGGGGCGCGTAGATGAGCGCAGCGCTCAGGCGACCCTAGATGCTTACTGCGCGACTACTGGCACGGCCAGCATCAAGGCGGCTATCGAGTCAGATCCGACTCTTGGCAGCGCCATTCAAGACCTCCGCGTCACCGAGATGCGGAACTACACATCGCTACCTGTGGGCGATGTCACCTACCTCGCCGCAGAGTTCGCGGTGCAGGTATTCGCTCAATAAGGAAAGGGCAAACCCTCATGGCAAAGTTCGTAGCCAATGACTACAAAATCACCATCAACGGTAGCAACTTCTCCTCCTCGCTCGCCAGCGTTGAACTGAACATGGAGAGCGCTGATGTTGAGACCACCCCGTTCGGTACTGAATGGGTGTCTCGCACAGGTGGACTGAAGTCGGCAGCCGTCACTCTCTCATGGCATCAGGACTTCGGTGCTGGCGCTGTGGACGCAACCCTCTGGCCGCTTCTCAACACTTTGGCGACGGTCGTCATCACCCCGACCAGCGCCGCCGTCTCGGCGACCAACCCGTCCTACACCTGCACCGCATTGGTGAACAACTACATCGTCTCCGGCGCTTCGGGAGAGCTGGCCACGTTCGACGTGACCTGGCCCGTTAGCGGCACCGTTGTTCGCGGCACCGCGGCCTAACCAGTAAGGAGAACCTGCGCATGATGCAAATAGCCATGAAGGTAAAGAACGCCGATGGGTCGGAGGCCGAGGTCACGGCCAGAGCCTCCGATCTCATCGCCTTTGAGCGCCACTTTGATAAGCCGATGACGGTGTTTGGCGATCCGAACAATGCCCGAGTCGAATACATCATGTGGCTCGCCTGGCACATCACAAAGAGATCCAAGGGAACCGACCTTGAGTTTGAGCCATGGGCCGACACGGTTGATGAAATCAGAGTTGGTGACGCGGGGGAATAACTCCGCTGGGTGAGACGTCTGCCCATTGGCTACTTGCTCACTTGTCCTACGAGTGGAAATGTCCACCCAGCGCTATCGCCGAGGAATCACCACGAATGCTGGCCACCATGTATCGCTACTTGCGCTGGCGATCAAGCGAGATGCGTAAGGCGCGGAGAGGTGCCTAGATGCCCTTCTACCAAATAGAAGTAACCGGGATGCGCCAAGTGTTCAACGCGCTTGAGAAATGGGACGCGGCTGCCGCCAAGACCATCAACAGGCGCATAACGCAGGCAGGCAAGCAGGTTGCGATCCAGGCTAGTTACCTTGCGCCTGGGTCCAATCCGCTGTCCAACTGGGGGGCATGGACAGAGCAGCGACGGGGCCGCGACCTTAGTTTCGATTCAACGGCGGTCGCATCAGGATTCAAGGTGCGCAGGAATAACTTTCGCCGCCGAGGTGTCAGCGCTGGTATTGCCTGGGAGGTCTACCAGAGCAATCCCGCAGGCTCAATATTCGAGGTCATGGGCGATAAGAGTCGAGTCACTACAAACGCAGGCGCGCATCTGGTGGATACGGTCACTAATCGTTTTCCACGCAAGCAGCCACGGACGCTCATTCCCGCCTATTACAGCGTGATGACGCCGGATCTGCGAGACGAAATCAAGAGAACCATTGAGAACGAGGCGCGGAAGGCAGGGCTGGTCTAATGGCTTTCGGCGGTGCCAAGGTTCGCATCTATGGCGACTGGGATGGGTCAGGCGTAAAGAAGGCCGAAAGAGACCTTGGTGCTTTCGAGCGTCAGGTTGGCGGCTTCTCTAGCAGCGTCAAGAAGTCCTTCTTGGGAGTCGGTGCTGCCATTGGTGGCCTGGTCGCCGTAGGCAGCGTTGTGAACTACCTCAAGGACGCAACCCAAGCCGCGATTGAGGACGAGAAGTCCATGGTCGCGCTGGCGCAGGCCATGGAGAATGTTGGGCTGGCCAGCCAAAATGCTGGTGTCGAGCGCTTCGTCAATGACTTGATGTTTGCAACGGGCGTCGCAGATGACCAGTTGCGTCCCGCGCTGCAACGCCTCATAACCGTGACGGGTGATGTAACTACATCGCAGAATGCTTTGCGGCTAGCGCTCGATGTTGCCGCGGGCACGGGCCGCGACCTAGATTCCGTGACAACCGCTTTGGCCAGGGCCTACGGAGGGCAGACCACCGCCCTGCAACGCCTGGGTGTTGGCCTTGATGCCAGCATCTTGAAGTCCAAAGACATGGACGCGATCACAGCCGCCCTGTCCGACAAGTTCAGCGGTCAGGCGGCAGCCGCGGCGGGCACCTATCAGGGCATGCTCAATCGGCTGAATGTTGCCTTCAGCGAACTTAGCGAATCCCTCGGGTATGGATTCCTAAATGCAATAGATGACGCCAGCGGTCAAACAAATGATCTTGTGGATGTAATGCGAGATCTGCAACCCGTCATGCAGGGTGTTGGACGTCGCATTGGCGAGACCACGAGTGCAGTACTAACAATCGGACTGGCGCTTGAGGATATGGCTATCGGCGCTGGCAAGAACGTGGATGAAATGTCCACGCTACAGCGGATCATCAACTACCTAATCAACGATTTCCCGCTTTTCTGGAATGGCCTTGAAACTGTGGCCACGATCCTTGAGGGATGGCGGGGCGAAACAGACGGTGTCACCGTCGCGCTGGGATCGCAAGACGGCCAGCTACGCATGTTGATCCGCACCATGGACCAATACATACCCATGGTGAACTCAGCCACTAGGTCTAACTACTCATTCATTCGCTCAACCGGGGCGGCGACAGATCGCCTGACTGCTCAGGCTCGTGCCTATGGAGCAGACATCTCGTTCATGGGCGGGACACTCAATGAGTGGAAGAACCGCGCTAACGAGGCAGCTGGTGGTGCGCGTAAGACGCGGGAAGAAATAGTCAAGCTCGATGACGCTATGCGTCGGCAACTGCAAGGTGTCAATCGCAGCGCTGTTGCCTATGACCAACTGACACGCAGCCTCGGCGCTGATGAGATGGCAGCCTTCTCTCGAAAGATGCTGGCTACTGGGGAGATCACAGCCAAGACCAAGGACGAGTTCGAGGACATGGTCGGCACTATCCGTGATCGCCTCAACAGCGCCTTGGATTCTGCCAAGCAAAAACTTGGCGAATGGCAGACCAAATACAACGACACCCTCAAGACCGTTTCTCAGGGGATTCGAGACGGCAACAGCATTGCCGACGCCGCAGAAGCGCAGGCAGAGGCAACTCGCGCGCTGGCAGATGCCCAACGTGAATACGATGAGGCCGTAGCGGGAGAT